AGTTTTTGTAGGGCTTCTCTGTCTATTAAAGATTGGGCAAGTTGTTCTTTAGTTAAACCTGCTGCTTTTGCTATTGCTTCTTGTTGAATAGCATTCATTTTAGCAAAATCTGCAGATGTTCCTACTTGGTTTGCTATTTCTTCAGCAGCTCCGGCTATATCATTATTTAAAGCTAATGTTCTTGCTCGTTCAAAATTAAGATCTTTACCTAAAAGTAGTTCAGCACTTAATTCATTTTCAATAGATGTTTCAAAATTAAGTAATGATTCTGCCATTGCTGCAGCTTGTTCTAAGTTCAAACCAACAGCACGTGCTTGCACTGCTGAACGAGCTAATTCATCAGCACTTCCACCTAAAGATAATTTTAAGGTAGCAGATGCTTTAGCTACATCATCTAAAACTTGTTTTTCATTAATAACTAAACCTTTACGAGAGGCATATGCTTTAGCTCCACCTAATATTTCTTTAGTATTTTGTTCTAAAGTTTTTCCATTTACTAAAGATAATTTTTGAATACTAGCTAATTGTTCATTAGTGAATCCTGCTTGTTCTCTTAATTTAGTGAATGTTTTTAAGTCAGCATCGTTTAATTTAGCATTTGAACCTAATGACTGGCCTACAGCCATTAATGTTTCTTGTAAATTTTTAGTATTTAAGGCAATGTCTCCGGACAGTGCAGCCATACTACCTAATTCTCTTCGAGTTTTTAATGCCTCAGAATAGGTCATATTAAATCCTTTGGCTAACTTACCAGCTTCATCATCTGTAGATTTTAATGCAACTGTAAATTGTTGGATAAGAAACAAAGGATCCAACATTTTTTTACCTAATTCTGAGAAGGTTGCTTTTATTCCTGTTCCTAAAATTTTAAATTTATCTCCTAAACTAGCAGCTTTAGTTCCATTTTCGGTTAGTTGAGTAGCCATTTCTTCCATGGCTTCTGTAACTCCTTCTAGACCTAGTTTACCAGCCATACTTTTTATAGCTGCTCCCCCTAAACCTAAAGCATTTTCAATATTTTTAGCTTCTTCTGCAGCTACTTTTAATTGAGTATCAAATTGTTTAAGACTAGAATTTGATTCATCTAGTTGACTCTTAATGTTATTTAAAGCGGTTTCAGCTCGGGCACGATCTCTATCTGAGGTTGCAGTGTTAGCAATTTGGTCTTCTAAAAGTTTTTTAGCTAAATTTAATTCATTTTGTCTTATTCCAATTTTTTTTCTTAACTCTTTAATTTCTTTTGAAGATAATCTATTAAATCCTTCTTGATGACTTTGTAATTTTTGAGCCATACTGGTTAGACTCTTAAATGCAGAATTAGTTAATTTAATCCCTCCATTCATGTTATTAACTTCACCAACAATTCTTTGAAAGTTTAAAGCTGTACCGGCAATATCTCTAGTGTATTCTGCCCATTCATCTCTTAAAGATTTAACTAAACGGTCAGCATCAGCAAGACTCCCAGTAAAGTTTCTAAAACTATTTTCTTGTTGGGTGTCATTTAATTGTTGAGCTAATTTTATCCCTTCTTGTATAAGGGCATTTAGTTTATTTTGTTCTTCGGGAGTTAAAGCCATCTATATTATTTTGTTATAAATATTAAAAATTAAAAATTTTAATTATATTTGGCTGGTTTTTTATTTGAGGAAGCTTGATTAACATACTCTGGGGCTTTTATTTTCCCATCTGTTCCAATTACTGTTTTTTTACCGGATTTACCACTATTTTCTGTTGCTTCTTTTTCTTCTTGATAATAGTTTTGAATTTCAATAAAAGTAAAACGGCGAAGCCAAATTGGCATATTGTAAACAGTATGCCAATCGTATCCTCCTTTTCCATGAAAGACAATTTGATGTATTTGTTTAAATATAGATGCTCTAGCTTCGGCTACTATATCAGATGTCAGGCCAAAAAAAGCTAACCCCAATTGGGATATTGATTCTATCTGAACCTCCGTCGGGAAAAAAAGTAAGATCAACATCTGGCTGGATCTCTTTAATATACTCTCTTAATGCTCGAGAATCTCGAGCTAATAAAGCAGTATCAACAAATTCCCTAATATCTTTTTTTTCTCTTAATCCATTTACTGATGTAATAAGATATTTCATTCGAGTTGAAATTTCTGGGGATGAGTCTTTGTTAATTTTTTTAAGTCCCTCTAATTCACGGTTAATATCCTGCTCATCTTTATGTGTTAACAACTTAAAGGTAATTTGGTTATCGGAGTAGGGTAATTTAAAGAGAAATTCGTTTGTACGCGTTGAATATAGTTTTTCGTCTAGTACTTTATTTTCAAGTTGAGATAAATCTACTGTATAAGGTTCTCCTAAATATTCAAATGAATATTCTGAGCCATAACCTAAAATACGAGCTGCAATCATAATTGCGTTTTTATCTCCAATTAACAATTCATCATAATTAATAGGGGAAGCAATTAAAGATTTTAAAAGCTTATCAAGTACTGTTCCGTTTTTAATATAAGATTGGTTTGTTAAGATATCTTCTTCTTTAGCAGTCATATACTTCATTTTGATAGTACCTTTTGCTAGTTCAGAATTTTCAGGGTAAAGTAAGCCTTTTGATGGCAATTCGATTTCCTCAACCGGTAAACTAAATTTTTCTTCCATAATTTTTATTTGTTATAACTTAATTGTCTTATATACATATATTAAAGAGTATTAATATTATCAGGATTCACGTTATATGATAAAACTCCTGGTACTTTTAATATTTCTTTTCTGATTTCATCCATTTTACTTCTATCAAATCCACCTTTAGCGATCCAAGGATGACCGTCTACTTTAATAGTTAAAATAGTTTGAAATTTTTCTGTATCTTGTTCGTTATATGCCATAGGTTCTTTTGAAGACGCTACTGTAATACCTGGGATAGAACGAATATCAGAAAATATTTCCTTTTGGGGGCGTTTCTTAATGTTAGTGATAATCATTCCTACCATTTTATATTTATCTTGGTATTCTTCATTAAGAGTTCTTTTTAACTCTTCTTTCACTAATTGGCGTAAATTGTCTAATTTCATACTATTATAAATATTATATTACCTAATAAGATTAACATTTCCTGTAAATGAGTATTTAATCCCATTATTATCACCTCCAAATTTAATGTCATAAACATACGAACCTGTAGGGCATAATTGTCCTTTATATGTTCCATCCCAACTAACAGTAGCATCATATGATTCCCAAATTACTTCTCCCCAACGGTTGTAAATCAATACTTGAAAATCATAAGGATCAAATCCACTTGTAAATATAAATTTTAATGTGTTATTGTGTTCATCTCCATCAGGTGTAAATGAATTTGGAACATAAAAAATTAATTCAGGGCACTGAACTATAGTAAGATTAGCAGTTTGTGGATCAGAAACACAACCATTAGCCCAATGAACTGCGGATATGGTATATATTCCCGCAGAATCCCATCCTATAGTTTGTGAAAATATATCTTGTTGATATGTTTGTCCATACCAAGTCCATACATTATATCCTGAAGGATTCCCATTGGTACTCCAAGTAATTGTTGCGGTTTCTAACTCACATAACTCAAAAAATGAATTATAAGGGGTAATAGAATCTAAAATTGGTTTAGGATATACAGTAACTAGTGTAGTAGTATCAAATGAACAACCACTTAATGTATAAGTATATTGAACTGTGTTTACTCCTACGGTATTTTGTGGATTGAAATATGCACTTGCTACCCCAGTACCAGAAAATACACCACCAATTGGATTACCAACTAATAAAGTACTATCATCATATTCACAAAACGGTCCAAGAGGTTGGATTGTTGGATCTACATTAAGTATGAATAAATCAAAAGTAGAAGGTAATCCAATACAACCATTTAATTCTGGGGTAACCATAACACCTCCAGGAATGTATCCTGGGGTAATGTTGCTCCAATCAACTGTAATAGAATCTGTGCCTTGTCCTGTTACAATACTTCCGATAGCATCCCAAGTATAGGTTACTCCAGGTTGTTCAATTACAGAATATATTTCATTATCATCTTGCCAACATACTGTGTCAGAAGCTGTAATAGAACTAACTGTAGGAATTGGAGGTCCAGGTAATACAAAAACTGTATCTGGTCCTGGTCCTCCCAAAGTATTACATGTAGTCCATCCAGCATTACATAATGGGTATATAAAGCGACAAGTATAACTTGCTCCAGCAGCAGGAGGTGTTACGTTAATAGTAAGTCCAGTTCCAATTGCAACTGGATTTCCCACTTGATACCAAGTTAGTACTGGATTAACTATAGGGCCATTTGGAGTCCATCTCCAAGCATCATTATTTGCTACCCATGCTGTTGAATTTCTACCAGGAACAGTTATTCCAATAGTTCCTGCAGCATTATGGATACCTTCAACTGCTGTGCCGCCTGACCATTGTAAGCATGCAGGTTTATTTTGGATATAGTTTTCAATTACATTAGTTGATTCATAAATTACAATATAAAATGTTCCTTGATTACCTGTACAGCTAAACATAGGCACACCTATCCAACTTACTGTTAATTTTCTACATGGGGCTACTCCTGTTATTTGGTATCTAATTTGACCTCCTAATCCAGGATGCCAATCTTGCCACGGACCCATAATACAATTTTTAGGAACTGCCGGGTTTCCTGTTGGGATGGTTTGGGATGTAAATGTTGTTGGTTGGCCTCCACTAAAAGAAATCCAACCATTTGATCCTATATAAAATTGAGTGTAAGTTGCTCCAAAAAAACAAAAATTAAATCCAATATTGAATGGCCCTTGCTGTGAATCATCTGTCATTGATATATTAGTACCAGTGTTTGTTTGAGCAACATATGGAATATTACTAACCAAATAATCTGTAGTTTGGCGAGGGGATACTCCTCCAGGACCACATTGAGATAAGTCTGCAGTTAATGTAGTTGTTCCTAATCCACAGGGTAAAAACTGGTCTGGGCCTAAAGCAGGGCAATATTGACCATACCCAGTATAAGCCAATAAAATAAATATTATTAGATTTTTCATAGACTCAGCATACAATGAGAAAATAAAAGCTCCAAATAAAAAATTGGAGCCTTTACTTTATTGTTTAACTTAATATTAGAAGTTCAAGATGCAGTAATCAGGTTGCACAGTTACTTGAATATTAACTGCTGTACCGTCGTCATCCCAGTTGTAATCTCCGAAGTTAACTTCCGTAATCATTGCTCCTTTAATCACCCATTCGTTAACGATATCACCTACTGGTCCTAAACCGTTGAATGTAATATCTTTTTTATAGAAATCAGAATAACCATCTCTACCTGTTACAGATTCGTGATGTAAACGAACCCATTCCATTACTGTTTGAGCGCCTGATGGTGTAATGGCTTCATACATAGTGAACTGGATAGTTCCCCAAGTAGTTTTTCCTTTTACATAGCGTTGAACGTTAATGTGGTTAAGAGCAACTGCTGTTTGAGATAATTGGATAGCTCCCATTCCTTTTACCAAATATGATGGAACTCCATCCATATAGAGGATAAATCGGTTTGTTAGTCTAGGTTCAAACGCAGTATAAAAGATTTCGTTCGGATTTAAAATTGCCATTTTAGTTTATTTTAGTTTTGTTTTATTATAAATATTTACCCTCTAAATTTTTTACCCTGGGAATTCAGCTCCTGTTGGTAACAAGATGAAATCTAGGGAAATAAATTCTGCTGTGCGTGTTGGTTGAATATAAATTTGTCCAATCAATTGGTTTTGGTCAATTACGGCTGGTCCGTTATTTGTTTCATCCATCACAATTCTATAAGCATATAATCCTTGTTTTTGTTGGATAATATCTAAATATGGGCTTACTTTAGCAATAAATGAATTTCTTGTTGCAATTGTATTTTGCTCAAACACTACTGTATCAGCAATTTGACGGATATAAGCTTTTAATTCAATCATCAAGCGTCTTACGTTTACACGATCAAGAGCAGAAGATGCTTTTTGTAATGTTTTTTGTCCATATACTACAACACCTTGTTTAGGTAATGTTGCTAATGGGTTAACATTGTTTGAATATAACGCATCTTTATTTGCTTGTGATAATTTGTATTGAGCTTGTAATACTGTACCTAATCCACCACGGTTAATACCTGCAGGTGCGAACCAAGGAGCAGATACTCTATCGTTGAATGCATATACACCTGGGATTACTGTTGAAGCTGGGGCCCAAACATGTTTTCCTGTTCCTGGGTCTGCAATTCGAACCCAAGGCCAATATGTTGCGGCATATGAGTTATCTCTAGACTGAGCTTGTGTAGTTGCATCTGTTACAGTACTGTTAAAATCTACTAAATCTAATACATATAAACTATCTCCTCTAGATGTTGTATTTGTAATAATGTTAGTAACTTGTGCTGTATGAGTATCACTTAATAATCCTGGGGTAAATAATACATTAAATTGGTATGCATCTGCATTTCCAAGCAATGCAATCATATTGTTATAATCTGTTCCTATTAATCCTTGAGTATTTGTTGAAATATTATCATATAAATTAATAGTATTGTTTAATGTACCTGTAGCTCCTGAGAAAGAACCGCTTGAAATGTTTGGGAGTGAAGCTGTATAAGCTGAAACTGGGGTTCCATTCCCATCAAGGTAATTTGGTGTTGGGTAATCTACAGATTTAACTCTAATATACCTAGATTGGTTTGGATAATTTCCTGTAAGTTCCATCTGGTTGTTAGTTGAGTTATAAGTAAGGGATTGATCTCCAATTACTTTAGCTATATATTGACTTGAATTTGGATCTAAATTTACTCCATTAAATGATTCAAGAATAATCTTATTTGCCGTATTATCGTTCCCTTGTCTAACTAATACATTAAACGTACCAGATCCTGTATTTGTATTTGTAATTTCCCATCTAACATTATCTACTGAGCCTGAAATTAAAGCTCCTGAGGTTTCAGATCCTGAGTTATTCATGATGACACCTTCAGAAAGGGTTTCTAAAGTAAGTGCTGTTGAAGAAACTCCATTAGTACCTCCACTAAGAATTGAACTTGAAACAAATTGATTATCTGCAGCTCCACCATAAATGTATCCTGATGAAGTAACACCATATCTAATAATAACGCCATTAAATGCTGAGGAAGAAACTCTACTAGTTATTGTAAGAACATCTGTAGAAGTATTATATGATCCTGAGAATAGGGCTCCAATCTCATTAAAAACTCCATTGATAGACGATGAAGATAAAAAATCAGCAATACTAGTTCCAAATTGGTCTACTGTTGGAGAAGCAGGCATATTAGCATATCCTACATTAAATTGTTCATTATAAGTGTTGGGTACAGAACTTGCACCTTGAATCCAATAATTATCATAAGTTCCTGCTGCTGTAGGAATACTAAATTTAATAGTACCTCCACCTGTTAATCCAACAAAAGAAGCTGTATAACTTGAGGAAATTAAAAATGATGTAGAAGCAAATGTTCCTCCGGTTGCACTAACATTATTAGAAACATTACTTACTGCTGGAGTATATGAGCCTGAAGTTACTCGAGCTACAAGTAATGAAGTACCTCCATAATTGAAGTAATTAGCAGCAGCAATTGAAGTTAAATAAGAATATGAATTACCACCACTTACAAAAGTATCCCCAAACAAATTAACATAATCTGAATAGGAAGTTACTAAAGTTGGAACTTCAACAGGACCTTTAACTGTAGGTCCTATGATAGCCGCACCTGCTTGTACAGGTTGGCCTGTTAAAAATGTGTTATCTATTTCACTAATCGCTACTCCAGGGGAAACTGTAAATTTTGCCATTTTATCTTTTTATTATAAATATTGAATTCCTTTTTAAAATCTAGATTAAGCAGGGAAAGTTGCACCTGTAGGTAATATGTTAAAGTCTAGAATAATAAATTCAACTGTTTTAGTAGGTTGTAAATAAATTTGACCTATTAATTGGTTGTTATCTATTGTAGTTGCTGTATTATTTGACTCATCCATTACTACTCTAAATGCTGTTAAACCTTGTCTTTGTTGAACAGATGCTAAATAAGGATTTACTTGAGATAAGAAGTTATTACGAGTAGTTACTGTATTTTGTTCAAATACTAATGTATCTGCTACTTGTGAAATATAGCTCTTAAGTTCAATTAGCAAACGTCTTACATTTACACGATCAAGAGCACTTGATTTTTTCTGTAATGTCTTTTGTCCAAATACTACTACACCTGTGTTAGGGAAAGTAGCAATTGAGTTAACATTGTTTTCGTAAAGTAAATCTCTATTTCCTTGAGTCAAATAACGTTCTGCTCTAATCACATTAGTCATTAATCCACGGTTAATTCCAGCAGGAGCAAACCAAGGTTCAGCTGCTCTATCATTAAAAGCATATACTCCAGGAATCATTGTAGAAGCAGGTACCCAAACTTGACGTCCTGAATCTGGATCAATTGTTTGAACCCAAGGCCAATAAGCAGCAGCATATGAAGTATCATATGTTAAAGCATTAGTTGTAACTGGGATAATGTTTGATCCATATCCTACTAAATCAACTAATGTCATTGAATCACCTCTACCTTGTACTACACTTAAGAGTTGAGTTACAACAGATACGTGAGATGAGAAATTTGTTCCATCAGCAATTAATCCAGGAGCTGTAATTAAATTGTAGCGATATGCATCTTTGTTTGAAAGTAAAGAAATTGATTCTGTATATGCTGATGGGGATATACCTTGAATATTTGTGTTAGAAATATTTTCATAATATGCTCCAGCTACACCTGTTGGAACGTTTTTACCTGTAGCAGCACCAAACACACCTAAAGATGCTGTTGGGATTGATCCTGTAAATTGAGATTTTGGGTTTCCTGTATTATCAAAATATGATGGTGTAGGGGTATTAACTTGTTTAACACGAACGTAACGGGATTGGTTTCTATATTCTCCATTTAATTGAACAAAATATTCACCATTATCTTGTTGTACCGTTTCGTATTGATTTCCAATTACTTTTTCAATGTAATTTGGAGCAAATGGATCTAATGATAAATTACTCCAATTTTCTAAAATTGAAGGAGAATTTGTTGAATCATTACCTTGACGAATAAGTAAAGTAAATGTTCCGTTATTAGTATTTGATGCAACTATTTGCCATCTGTAATTGTCTGAAGTTCCATTTTCTAGGGTTCCATTAGCATATGTTGTACCAGCACTATTCATCATTTCCCCTTCAGATAATGTCTCTAATACAAATGCTTCTGTATTAGTACCTCCAGAAAAATATGTTGTTGTACTTCCAGAAACTACATATTGAGAGTTTCCAATCAATCCATTTGATCCAATATAAGTAAAGGTAATGTTAGGAGAAGAAGCACTTGCAGAAATATATTGTAATGAACCACTATATGATGTAGCAGAACTACTAGCATTAAATACTGCAGATGAAGTAGCAACATAATGAGCTACTGTTGAAGCCGCAAATGATGCAGTATTCAAATAAATTACTGTTGATGTGTTTGTTTGTGCTGAACCAGTATAGTATAATGTAATTCCATTTACATTTAATGAAGCTGATCCTACGGCTGCTACACTAGCAGATATATATGTTAAATTAACAGTTACAGATGCTGATGTTGCAACATTTGAAGTAGGAATTACTGATGAAGTTGCAGGGGAAAAGTTTCCACTTACTACTCTAGTAACAAGTAATGAATTTCCTCCATTAGTAAAGTAGTTATAAGCTGAGATTGAGGTTAAGTAAGAATAGGTTTGACTTCCACTTAAAAAAGTAGAGCCAAATTTACTTAAATAATCACTATAAGTTGTACATATTGTAGGAATGCCTACTTTTCCTTTAACCGTTGGTCCTATAATAGCAGCACCTGCTTGAACAGGAGCTTGAGTAATAAATGATTGATCGTTCTCTATAGCTAATACACCAGGTGATACAATT